ATCCGGGTGGTGGCAATTTTACGCTTCCCGATTTAAGGGGTCGAATCCCGGTAGGGAAGTCAACGGATACTGAATTTGATACGCTTGGTGAAACCGGAGGAGAAAAGACACATCAATTAAGTGTTGCTGAAATGCCGGCACATACACATACAGAGCGCAGCGCAGTAAATACAACTGGAAATGCGGACGGGGCCGATGGGTGGAGAGGGAATACAACAAATACTAATACAGCATCGGGTTCAGCCGGGAGCGATACAGCTCATAATAATCTTCAGCCGTACATCACAATAAACTATATCATCAAGACATAAGGAGGAGCAATGGGATTGGCAATAGTTGATACGGGGAAAACAACAACAGTAGTGGATGCCGGGTCGGTTTTAACTAAGAATGTTTATGAAGTTACCGACACCGTAGAAGTTAAAAAGAAAGTTAATGTGTGGGAACTGACGCAAAGAAAGGCAGAATTAGAAAAAGAGCTTGCTAAGATAAACGACATATTGGGACAGGTAACTGTTTTGGATGAAGCCAAAGCTAAAGTAGAGGTGAAGCCGTGAAAAAACAGAAACCGAACATTATAAAAGCAAGTCCTCCTGTTACGTCTGACGCCGAACTTAAAGCGGCAGAGATAATAGCCCTTGCTCAAGACAAGGCGAAAGATATTTTAGCGTCAGCGGAAAAAATAAAGAAAGAAACAGAATCGAAATCCGCTGACCTATCTAATCAGATAATAGATTTCAAAGCTGAAAAGGTCGCAAACGAAACAGAACTGCGTAGGCGTACCAATGAAGCTAACGGGCTCATGTCCGCGGCGAATGAGCTACAAAAAGAGCTTAACGATAAGGAAGCGAATTATAACGCGAGGTTGGCAAAGGTTGTCCGCAGGGAAGAAGCTTTACGCACAAAAGTTGTATGAGGTTTACCGTTGAGATGAAATGGAACGAGCCTACGGAACAATGGCGAATGATGTTTAAAGGCAAGATGATCCAAGAGTATTTTGATTGTCCGAATTTCAACAGATTTTTTAAGGGAGCAGATAAGAAAACACCAAAGACATACAAAATAACTATTGGGGGATAGCTATGGAGTATTGCGATCAACACATGCGAACAGCAGAAGCATTGGTGGCCGTTGCTACTGAGTTAAAAGGTATTCGTGTGTTCTGCGAAAACGAAGCCGAATCCTCAAAAGAACACCGTTTGGAAAGCGTACCTATTCGCGAGTGTGTTAATCATCACACATATCAGATAGGAGATATGGAAAAATACATCGAGGCCGTAGACAAAAAGATAGATGCTCAGGTCGCAACATTGAGATGGGGTTTTGCGTATGGCGGGGTCATAGGTGGTGTAATCGGAGGCTGTCTATCAGTTGCCGCACCGGAGGTGTTTAGATGGATAGTAGGATTGTTTAAATGAGCAAAGAGGGGGAAGGGGTCATACTAGAAGAACACGCGATTATACCGTATACGAACAAGTGTCCAAAGTGTGCCCCTGGGTGGCTCTCAAGCAAGCTTAAAAAAAATATAGCTTGGGTGCCGACCTGCAACTGGTGTGGTTTTGAGGATTTAAAGCGGCGGCATCACAATAGAAGGAAACAGCAATCAATGATATGGTGGGCGGAAAGGCGTAAAGAAGATAACTGAAAGGAAATGTATGTGGCAAGATAAGCTAGTCAAAATATTAGAAGATTTCCTTAACGTTCGTTCATTTATAACGCTTGGTGTCTTTTTTACTATTTACGGCTTAACTTGGGTGGATCGCCCGGTACCGGAGATATTGGTCCGAATAGCCGATATGCTCTTAGGGTTCTGGTTTGGCAGCAAAATGGTATCTGCCGTTCAGAAAAAGGATACACAAAATGTCCAAAAGCCTAATTAAATTTGCTAAAGAGTTGTTTGCTCCAAAGGTGATCGTGGACACGCTCCGCAATCAGGACAGCCGAGAGCTTGGCACGGATACAGGCAAAGCGGTTAAGAAGTTTTTAATAAACGAGTTCGGGGTCAAGGGCGGAACTGATTTACTGTTAGCTCTCAGGCCGTGGATAGACCGTTTTTACTTAGCACTACGAAAAGAGCTTGACGGTGAAGATTAAGGATATGTTGTCGTTTAAGATTACATGGTCGGACGGCAAGCCGTTTGATCCTTCAGAACAAAAAAGAACAGATGCCGTATCGGACTTGGTACGGGAAGACAACAAAAGGAGAGAAAACGATGAGCGTAAAAAGCAGTCTTGAGAAAATCGCAGGATGGTTTCAGCCGGCCTATAATAAGATTGAGGAATGGGATGTGCCGTGGCTAAGAGAAATGTGCCGTGGGATTTGGTCTGTCATAGACAGCGAAACAAAAAAAAAGATTTATGATTTTGTTATGCTGATATGCAAGAACTACGGAGAGGACAAAGGAAAAGAGATATTGAGCGACGTGTTAAAGAAGTTACATCTAGCCGGACCAACAAAATAACGTATTATCTGTTCTGCCTGGCGCGCTTGCGGGTCGCTGCGAGTGCGCCGGTAAGGACTGAATGACCAAGTAACCCGAAGTATAGCAAACACCCCACAACGCTAATCACCACAACGACCTTATTCGTGACAAATTCAAGAAGGCTGTTTCCTTTAGAGTGAATTGATAACGCCGCGATTATTGCAATAGAGAGTAGGATAATCCCTATTACCGTAGTGCGAGTTTTTGGCTTTTCGTCTTTTATAAGCATGCAGAAAGTTTACCTTATATACCTATAAAAAGCAAGCGCGGACATAGATATATTTGCATGTTGACTTAATTCCCTTTATTACACTCCCGTGACATTTCCTATTTCATTATGTGATATACTTTGTAAGACAAATGTAACACATCTGTCTTACAGTTGTCCGACAAGTGTAGTACACGAAAGGGGTTGCACATGTCTAAAAAAACTTATACAATGACGTATATGTGTAATGAGAAAACATATTTTACAGTAAAAGCAATACTAGCGTACCTTTCATCAAAAACAGGCAAACATATATGCTACAGCAAATATGCCGGGGCTTTCTATCTGATCCACGAAAAATCATATCTCAAAAGCGTTATCCTTCCACCGATAATAGACATTCTAAAAAAACAAGTCTAATGTCTATTTTAACATATTACTTGCTTTCTTCTTTTTGTGTGGTAAACTTTAGGCAGGTTTAGGCGACAATAGCAACCACTCAAAAAGGAGGAACTATGCAGGGAAAAAAGGAAACGAAGAAATACGAGAAGCGTATCAATGTAAGGTTTTCGTATGACGAATATCGCCGCGTTATCGAAAAGGCAGAAGCGGATCACCTTCCGCCCTCTACATGGATCCGGCAACAACTCCTGTTTCTTCTGAAATAAAATCAGGGGTAGCACATCTTTAAAAGGGGGTTTTATGGAAAAGGAAGTCAGGTTTACCTACAGATGCACAGCAGATCGGGCCATGCGAATTAAGGGGTTAAAAGAGGCATTAAACATGAGCTTTCAGCGCATGGTTCACGAGTGCGTTGAAGGTATGCTCTGGAAATATCAACATGATGGCGAATATTTCAGGGACCTGCCATCAGCCAAAAAACTTGATTACGTTGCAGAGGACATCATAGGCGTTTCAAGTCTAAGTCAATACTACAAACATAAACGTGAGGAACGGAATGGTTGAAACAATTTTCACTCTGAACTTGACTATTATCTGGCTATCAGGTATACTTCTCTGTATGGCTAGTTTACATAAGATATATAGTCACAGTTCATGCCGTCAAGATGACGTAAATAATTCGTCAGCTCGACGGCGTTTTTGTTTCAACAAAGGGAGTAGTTGTGTCATAACGACACAATTACTCCCTTCTTTTTTTGCCAAAACTTCTACTCAATTTTTAAATCTAAAGGACACAAATAATTAGTCACAAAGAAGGCGGAAGTATGTCACAAAACGGCGAAGGTAAAATAACAGGTTTTTTAATTTTAGGCCCCCGGGTAACTTGTTACGCCTCGGCTTGTGCTGAGGTTCTTCGCCGACCGGGGGTTGTTTTATTTTCAAAGGAGGCGAAGATGAAAACAAGTAGATGGTGGTATTTCCGTATTGACATGGACGAGTGTCCACGCCTGGCGGATATCAAAAGAATTGTGATAGAGAAGATAACTCACAAGAAAATCAAAAACGAATATTTGCGCCGGATTCGGGCTATATCTAAAGACGAGCGCGCTCTCCGACGAAGGTTATCATCCGCATATCTCAAAACATCAAAAGCATTATTGTTTACAATAATAGCTATCCTCTATGTCACCGTCGCGCAAGCCGAAACCTGGAAAGCCTCAGCGTATTGCACTTGCTCTCAATGCTGCGGTAAATCCGACGGAATAACAGCAAGCGGAAGATGCGCGCAAGAAGGAATGGTCGCGATTAACTGGTTGCCGTTTGGCACAAAGGTGTTGATCAACGGGAAGTGCTATTCAGTTGAAGACCGGGGTGCAAAATCCATATTCGGCTCTAAGAGCAACAAGATTAAACGTGTGGATATTTATTTTGATAGTCACAGAGAAGCATTAAATTTTGGCCGTCGTGCAGTTGAACTAAAAATAGTTAACTAACAAAAGGGGGACTTATGGAAACAGCAACAACAGTAGTATCAAGAGAATCATCAATTAAAACTATGATTATGTCGGACGTAATGAAAAAGCAATTTGCTTTAGCATTGCCACGACACATGAAGCCGGACCGCTTCATAAGAATAGCGATCACGGCTATAACAAGAACGCCGAAGCTCGCAGAGTGTACGCAAACAAGTCTTATGCGTTGCTTGCTTGACTTGTCAGCGTTAGGGCTTGAGCCGGACGGCCGCAGAGCGCATTTAATACCGTTCAATGATCGCAAGACCAACACGGTCATATGCACTCTGATAATTGATTATAAAGGACTTGTCGAGTTGGTTATGAACACGAAAGAAGTATCAAACATACACGCCGATATAGTGTGTGAAAACGACGAGTTTGTTTATAACAAAGGCGTCATTGAAAAGCATCTTATTGATTTCAAGAAGCCGCGCGGTGATATGTACGCCGTGTATTGCATTATCACGATGAAAGACGGAACGCAAAAAACCGAAGCCATGCAGAAATGCGAAATTGATAATACCCGAAAAAGAAGCAAGGCCGGTGATATGGGCCCGTGGGTAACGGATTACACCGAAATGGCCAAAAAGACGGTATTCCGCCGAGCAACGAAGTGGGTAAAATTATCGCCCGAAGTCATAGAGAAGATATACAAGGACTACGATTTACCGATAGACATAACGCCCGAAGAACAGCCTGCTATTGAAATGCCGAAAGCTAAAGTAGCAGAACTCGAAGAAACACCGGCCGCGGACGGAACTATTGAAACACCAGAAGCTATCGCTCCAGAAGATAACGCAAGCCTGGACCAGAGGATAGCCGCGCAGGAAGAAGAAAAGAAAGCTCCGGCTCCTATGGGGATAGGCGCGGACTTCAAGTTGATGACTGCGAAGTATAACGGCATATGCAAACAATGTGGCCGGGCGATAGACAAGAACACGGCCGTGTATTATTCAAAGCAAGCCGGTACTTTTCATAAGGAATGTGTCCATGTTACCGCTTAAATACGAATTTGATCCTGTTAGACATATTGGCAAGGTCAATGGCGAGATATGGCCTAGTGTAACGCAGCTGTTACAGATGGAAGGCATCATCAATTATGACGATGTACCGCCCGAAGTGCTTGAGGCGAAAAGGCTGATAGGAATAAGGGTACACGCGGCGTCCGTCATGATTGATAACTGTAACCTTGATGAAGCACACTTTAACGCTAAGTTTCCGGAGTGCGTGCCGTACCTGGAAGGTTATCGCAAGTTCCGCGTCATTGAGAAGTTTGAGCCGCTGCATAAAGAAAATAGGCTGTTCTCGAACAAGTGGAAATTCCACGGGGCTATGGATGAAGTTTCGCTTCATGCAGGAATACATGCCGGGCACTTGTGCATTATTGACTACAAATGCACGTTCTCAATGTACGCGTCAACGGGTCCGCAGCTGTCCGGGTACGAAATACTTGTTCGGGAGAACGCGGCAGAACTTGGCATACCGAAGGAGTTGTTACGAAAAGCCGTTAAGAGGTTCGGATTATTGCTTAAACCAACGGGAAACTACGATCTCGTACCGTTTACCGATACGTCCGATATGACGGATTTTCAAGCGTGTTTAGTTCTTTACTGGCAAAAAGTAAACAAATATCACACAACAAAAGGGGTGCAATAATGCAGCTTTCATATTCAGCTTTAAGCGTGTTTAAAGATTGTCCACGTTGTTTTTGGCTCGATAGAAACAAGAAGATAACCCGGCCGCGCGGGATTATGTCCTCGTTACCTAATGGAATAGACGGCCTTCTAAAAGAGAAACTGGAAGTCTACAGGGGGTCGCTGCCGCCCGTTCTTCGTGAATACAACAAACTGGACGGGTTTGTTCTCTATGCCGGTGACGATCTAAAGAAGATGCGGAATTGGAAAACCAACCCGTTGAAGATGACTGACACCAAAGGCAACGTCATTGTCGGTGCTTTCGATGACCTTCTACATAATCCATCTACACAGGAATATGCGTTTTTGGATTATAAAACAAAAGGCTCAGAGCCGGATCAGGAGTATTGCGAGAAGTATTATCAGTCGCAGTTAAATATCTATACGCGATTCCTTGAGCTTGGGAAAAAGAAAGTGGCGTCATTCGGCGTGCTTCTTTACTTCTGGCCGGTGCAATCGCCCACGGGGTTGATAGATTTTATGTCAAAACCGTTTTTCCTTACACCGAACTCCGAGGCTGCGGAGGAAGTATTCAAGAGCGCAATAGAGTGTCTTGAAGGCCCGATACCTGAACCGTCAAGCAGCTGCGCGTATTGTTCACATCATCAAACATTAACCATAGGAGCATATTAACAATAAGCAGTACCAACAAGGGGGTTTCACATGGAACTAGCAATTCTAACGAATGAACAGAACGAAGCGATTGAAACAGAAATAGCGCCTATGCTGCAAATGGCACAATCTCTGGTTGTAAAGAATCCGGAACAGCGCGATGCTGCGATGTCTTTCAAGGATAGCCTTAAATCCATGAGAGAAAAGATAGAGAGCATGTTTAAGCCTACCGAAAACAAGAAGAAAGCATACCAGGTCTACGAGAGCCTATTGGCTGCGGAGCATGCGTTCTACGACCCGATTGATGAAGCTGTAAAGGTAACAGTCGTTGCAATAAAGAAATTCGATACTGACGAGGCTATACGCGTTAGACGCGAAGCGCAAGAAGCGGAAGAAAGGCGAGCGCAGAAAGAACGTGAGGAGCGCGAAGCGAAGGAAGCTGCGATAGCGGCAGAGGAACAGCGGATCCTTGCGGAAGCAAAAGAGGCACAGAGGCAAAAGGACGAAGCCGCAAAGCTGAAAGAATCCGCAATAGCGGAAGGCAACACAAAGGTAGCGTCAATCGCGGCGAAAGAAGAAGCAAAGTTTGATAAAAAGGCAGAGGAGATTCAGTCCGAAGGAGCAAAAAAGATCGATGCTCTTAAAACAAAGGCAGAAGAAGTGCCGGCTACTAAGTTTACTCCGCCTCCGGTCAAGACAAAGAATCTTGTCTGGAAGGCCAGAGTTACGAACATGACGTTATTGTGCAAGTCCATAGCCAACGGGAATGTGCCTTTCACAGTAGTTATGGTCAGCCCGGCCGCGCTCAACAACTTTGCTAAGTCATACGACGGAAAAACGAAGATAGAAGGTTTGGAGTTTTCACAAGAAACAGCGAGGATATAAAAAGCAGAACATGGTAAACACAAAAAAGTTACGCCCTATATTTGACAGTGCTACTGATTAGATAAGTTTTGATGCACTATCTTATGTAGGGCGTTCTTTTGTGTATGTGTGACGGAAAAAAGACATAAAAAAGGCGAAAAAAGGGGGGAATGTAATATGAAAATCAATCCGGTAGACAAGCAGATGGTGTACGACTGGATGGTTATACATTGTAAACCTAGCGGTAATGCCAAGAACAAAGAAGAAATACTGCTTAATCTAAAGAATGTTGTACCCGGACTTATTGAACATAAAGACAAAGAGCGGTATTTGCGGTATGTGTTAGCCGCGCTGAAAGACGAAAATCGAGTAGGGGCGCTATCCAGTTGGGATGATAAGCCAAAGGGCGGATATTTCGTGCCTGGAAGCCATAACGACGCCAAAGAGTGCCGTTTAATGGTTGCGTCATGGTGCGAGCTGATCGGTAGGGGGTTGCAGATGCTATGCCGCGCCAGACGCTTTATAACGTATTGGCGTGAACAGCTTGTAAATCTTGAGCAGGGACAGCGGACAATGTTTAACTTTCATCCTATAGACGATAAGGCAGAGCGCATGATTAAAGATGTTGATATTGTCTTAAAAGACATCGCTCCAAACGACGAAATAGGCGTGCTAGTGGACGACATTGATAGAGCGGGGGTGTTGTAATGGCTCGCATACGATCAGTTAAGCCGGACTTTTTTCTTGATGAAGATATTGCGCAGCTACCGTTTGAGCAAAGACTAGCGTTTATTGGTTTATGGTGTCTTGCAGATAAAGAAGGACGGCTTGAGGATAAGCCGCAGAAGATAAAGGCGATGTTATTTTCTTCTGATTTTTCATCTATCAATAAAAGAGTGAATATCGAAAAGGTGTTAATCGCTCTGACGGAAAAACCGTTTATAGTTAGGTATGAGGTTGACGAAAAAAAGTATATCCAAATAGTTAACTTCAACGAACATCAAAGGCCTCACCACACAGAAGCAGACAGCACATATCCTGCGTTTAACGGTGTAATAACGGTTAACTCCCCGTTATTAGACGGTGACAAAAAGGTAGGAAAGGAGGAGGGAAAGGGAAAGGAGAAGGGAATGGAGAAGGAAGCATCGAGCAACTCTGATTTTATCAATTCTTTGAAAAACAACATAGCGTACAGGCATATCAATATAGATTTCGAGCTTGCAAAGATGGACGCATGGCTACAGACGCCAAAAGGAAAAAGGCGGCAAAAGACGCAATCGTTCATAGTTGCATGGCTGAACAGGATAGAAGCGCCTATCGTTATTCCTCCAAAAAAGGACCTGCGCGTTGATAAGCCGCCATTGGTATATGACCCAACTGAACGGAAAAAGGTGTCGGAACTTATAAATAAGACCGTTAAAAACATGGATAAGGTTATTGCTTAACGAAAGGGGCGTTATGACAAAAACAGAATCGCAGCAGCTTTTAGACTTCATTCAAGCTCACGCAATGTATAAATATGTCGCGCATGAGCTTAAACACATAGAGGACAAGATTAGGCACGGCATGGTTTTGTTTAAGCACGAAGCTGATAAGTTACAGGCGGCATACCGAAAATGCGAGCAGATGGCGGAAAGAAGTTTCTCGAAGGTGATCGCATGAGCGTGCAATTCAAGCGTAAGGAATCAGACATAAAAAAAGGGATTGTTCAGTATCTCCGGTCGCGTGGGTGTTTGGTAATTCCGTACCGTTCTGTAGGAATTATGAAAAAAAACGGTCGTTACATACCGATGCACGGGACCGGCGTGAGTGATCTATTGGGGTTAACAAAAGAGGGCCAATTCTTTGCAATAGAAGTTAAGACTGATATAGGCCGTCCAACATACGAGCAGATACAATTCCTTGAAACGGTAAAATCGTTTAAGTGTATAGCGATAATAGCGCGGTCGATAGATGACTGTATTAAGGTCGGACTATGAAAGGCGTATCGGATTGTCTTAAATGTATTCAGGCGCATCCGTCGTGTGACTGGTGTTGTCGGAAGTGTTCGAGGACATGTGAACAACGTCAAGAGTGTAGGATAATAAAACCAAAGGGGGGGAAAGTGGCGAAAAAGTATAAGATCAAAGCAGAGGACGTGAAAGCCGCGGAGTTACCGGGCATGCCGAAGCGGTCAAAGGCCGGGGATAAGGTTATTGAGTATTTGAACCTACGGGACCAAGCGGAGAAGGCGAAAGAGGACATGGAAAGTTCAAGGGATGAAATGGTAAACCTTATGCTTACGGAAGGCAAGAAATCTATCAACGTAGGCGGCCGCGTTGTATCTGTATCAGAAAAGAACGGTTTCCGCGTTACCGTGAAAACGCAGAGCGATATGAACTTTTAATAATAACCAGAAAAAAAGGAGGGGTAATGCTAGGAAAATATGTGGCAATGAATAACAGCGACGAAAACGGGAATCCGACAGGCGGAAGCGCTACAGGCGTAGGCATAATCATTGAGTGGCAGGATGGGCCGCTTGGTCGTGGCGCGGAGCGTAGCGAACCTAACGGAGCGTTTGTTGAAACCGTTATTGATATTGCCAGGCAGAGGATCCAGTTTTACCAGGATTCAAAATTCAACGGCTTAGGGTGCCGGGAGAACGCTATAGCAATAACAAAGCTCGAAGAAGCCCTTATGTGGCTGAATAAGAGAACGGCCGATAGAGAGGCCCGGCAGGTAGAGGGAACGCATACGAAATAAAGAAGGACAAGCATAGATAATAGCAGCCGGGCGGTCCGGCAAACACAAGGAGGAGTAAATGGGTAAGACTAAAAAGAAGGTCAAGACGTTTCCGTATTTATTGCCCGACAGTGTTATTCCAAGCATTTTTTTCTTGGCGACAGGGGAAAAGTTGACGGGGTGGCATCCAGCTACAAATGTTTGGCGTAGATTTTTTGACATAGCATTATTGTATGCTATCGGTAAAAACTTAAACCTAAAAACGCTAAAAGAATGGGGTGTTAAATGAAAGAAGAACACTGGAGAATAATCATAGCCGATACAGAGTGTCCGTTCAGGTTGATGCTTGACGAAAAGTTACATGACGGTAGCATTTATATGTGCAGTAAACGTAAAGACCCAGAAGACAATCCGTATTGTTCATTCACTAATTGCAGGATAAAGGAGGTTTAAAATGAGTAGACTTGACATACCATTTCCAAATAGAGGACTCGGAACAAGCGGAGGTAGACAAGTGAATCCAATAGACGCACCAGTAAGGCAGACAGACAGCAGCAAGGCAGTAGATGTGTTGTATCAAAGCATTGAGGCATTAAACAACAGAATGAGTGTGTTGTCAAGTCGTCTTAACAGCGTATTGGTATCCAAACCAAGACGTGCTGAGGAAAGGAAAGACGGCAACGAATTATGCCAGTGTGAATTGGCGAAGTCTATTCGAGGGGCAGGACTTAATATAGATAAACTAACGGGTATCATCAACGACATATTGGAGGATTTGGAGATATGACCGAGCTATTAGCCAAGTCAGGGGATAAGATATTTATCAGGGTGTTCAATCCAAAAAACAAAGAAGAATATAGCGTCTACCGTATTACCGTCGCAAAGGACGCATATAAGGGCGATGGACTGGACGATATATTTCTGGCAGAAACTACGGGGTACGAAGAATGAGCTACGACAAAAAAGATTATTTTGATTTTTGCGACTGGGCTGTCAAAAAATATCCCGATTTATCAGACATTAGTTTAAGCCGAGAGTTTACGCAGAGGGATAAAATATACATGGAATATTTAGCAAGTCAATTACTGGAGGACTAAATGCTTGACCGAAGCAAGTTGAAAGAGGCTGTTGAGTGCTATAAGTTTAACCATCTGAAAGTTGCGTCAACTCTGGTAGACCTCGCCGAGCAATATCTCGATGGGAAGCTGATAGAAGTCCCCAAAGATGTCGGGGCGGGGAAGTGTGTTTGCGGTGACCCTGATGATAAGACGGTTACACATAGGCAAGACAAGCCATGCTACGTAACAGGCACTCAAGCAACGGGTGGGAAATGAAGTTCAAGTGTAAGCATTGTGGAGAGGTCATGCCTCTTGATGGAAGAAACTCTTGGTTTAAGAAAAGGTATGGCAACAAGAAGTTTATTTTATCGTATTGCGACAAGGTTCAGAAACGTGTTCATATGTACAGAATACTCGCAAGGATGAAAGGCGGTGGGTGTGGAGTTTTGTAAGTGCGGCCGCGCGCTAGATAGGAATATTAACCGTAGCTACAACATGCTTGTGCCGGGCTTCTGTAATGAAACATGCAAGCATAGGCATGAAAACGCAAAGCCTAAGCCGCGCAGGAAATATGGTATTGGCGGACAGGTATACGACAACTACAAAGAAGGTGACGTATTCAAGTGGCATAAGCCAAAAGGAGCGTGATCGTGGTAGAAGTTCGAGAGTTCGTCCAACGCGGGCATGAGTGCGTATATCCTGAAACGATAAGACCATCAAAGAATAGGTTACACAAGAGCCGGAAGCGGTATCTACTGGGCCGCGCGGTAATGAAACTACGAAAGCATTTTACTATTCACGAAACAGCTATAATCATGGGCCGGTCAGAGCGATTTATCTGTTATTTAACAAGGAATCTATAAGGTTTTTGCATAGCATAAAATAATTTATTCTCCGACGACACGCCTTTCAAAAAGACCCCGAATTTTGCACACATTCGCGCTGTATGGTATATGGCAACCGCATGTCAAAAGATATTAAAGAAGTTCAAGCGGAACACGCATTACATCAACGTGCCGGCAATGCCATTTGTAAAGCGGTTTCTCAACAGGAACGACCCGGACTTCAACGATTACATGCAACAGCGAGCTATGGGCGAGTTCAGCGTACACACGGACATAGCGTTTGAGAATCATTTGCGTAAGCTACACGCGGTATTCAAAGGGAGTTAGCAATAACTATGGCAAAAAGGAAAAAACGACCGGTCGGATGTCCAACAACATATAGGCCGGAGTTTTGTGATTATTTTATCAACGCCACATGGGAAGAACATTATACAGACAAAGAAATTGTCACGACTTATAAAGACGGTACGACAATGGAAAAGACAGAGCGCGTACCGGAACCGCCTATATTCTTAAGCACAATCGCATACAAGATTGCCGTCGCTATTCACCCCAAAGATAAAAAGAAACAGCGCAGTTTTATATCAAATTACCGCAACAATTTCAGAGATTGGGCTAAAAAGTACCCGGATTTTGGCAACGCCATAAAAGAATTTAAAGAATACGAGGTCGAAAGAATACGCGTAAACGGGTCGCTGTCATTGTATAGCGCAGCGTTTTCAATATTCACATTGAAGAACATAGCCGGGTGGCGAGATACGCAGGAGGTTAAACATTCAGGCGGGATAGAAGTTGCTCTCGCAGATCGGATTAAAGAAGCGCGTATGAGGGCGAATGGCTAAACGGAAAAATACCGTAGAGCGTGTGGCGGACGAGCCGAACGTTCAGTTGATTAAAGACATGGCGTCGATGTCAAAGGACCCCTACAAATGGGTTCTTTATTCTTTTGATTGGGGAAAAGGCGAGCTTTCGGATTTCACCGGCCCGGACGAATGGCAGAAAAACGCTTTAAATGACATTGGCACGGGGTTAAAGACTATTGGACAGGTTATCCAAGAAGCCACGGCATCGGGGCATGGCATTGGAAAGAGCGCCCTTGTCGCATGGATTATCTTATGGGCATTGAGTACGTTTGAAGATACGAAGGGAATAGTTACCGCGAACACTGAAACGCAGTTAAAGACTAAGACTTGGGCCGAACTTGCGAAATGGTATCGCTTATTCATAGCAAAAGATTGGTTTGAGTTCACCGCAACGGCTATTTACTCGAAGGATCCTGAACATGAAAAGACGTGGCGGCTAGATATGGTCGCTTGGTCCGAGCATAAGACCGAAGCGTTCGCCGGTATGCACAATAAAGGCAAGCGCATTGTAATTATATTTGATGAAGCGTCTGCTATCCCGGACCCGATATGGGATGTTACACAAGGAGCGTTGACAGACGAAAACACCGAGATCATGTGGTTTGTGTTTGGAAACCCTACGCGTAACACCGGCCGGTTCTGCGATTGTTTCGGAAAGAATAGACATCGGTGGACCACGCGTCAGATAGATTCGCGTACCGCAAAGATGACGAATAAGGCGCAGATACAGAAGTGGGTTGAGGATTACGGCGAAGATTCGGACTATGTGCGCGTGCGCGTGCGTGGAGTATTCCCGAATACGTCAGATAAACAGTTTATCCCGGCGAATTACGTTGAAATGGCAAGGACTAAGAGTATCGGCGTATACGAATACCAGTTCGCGCCAAAGATAATCGGCGTTGATCCGGCTTGGGGCGGCGATGATGAGATAGCCATTATGATGAGGCAAGGCAACTGCTCCCGGCTTTTGGCTAAGTATCGAGGAATTAAGGACGATATGGTTATAGCCGGCTATGTCGCTAAGTTTGAAGATGACGAACAGGCAGACGCGGTATTCATTGACCTGGGCTATGGCACAGGCATTTACTCAGCCGGCAAGCAGCTTGGCAGAGAGTGGATACTCGTTCCATTTGGTGGAGCGTCTACTAATCCAGGGCTATTGAACAAGCGTACCGATATGTGGGACCAGATGAAACAGTGGCTTAAAAATGGCGGAACAATACCGAATGACCCTGTTCTTTGCGGTGACTTGACTGCTCCGGAGTATTACGTTGTCATGCGCGGGCCGCAGACCGGCAAGGTTAACCTCGAATCAAAAGAGGATATGAAAGCGCGCGGGCTGCCGTCCCCGAATAGAGCCGATGCCCTGGCATTGACGTTTGCTATGCCCGTGAGAGCAAAGAAGAATCATTCTAACCCTAGCTTTTCAGGTTCGCAGAGCACGGGAACACTAGAGTTCGCAAAAGGAACAGTGGACATATTCGCATGAACGCAATCACGATTGTTTGTTATACAGAACCGATACCGGCAGAAGTGACCGCGGAGATTGTCGCGCTTGCTGCTGAATGTAAGATTGAAGAAGCATACGACGCCGGGTGTGATTTGGTATACACATGGGTCGAGAACAAAAAGATCGTGGCTGTAATAGCGTTTAAACGCGTCCTTTTCTCCGACGGTAGGACAATTCCGCGGTGGGAGCATGTTTTTTACCACAAATCGGTCAAGACAACGAAAAAAGCGTTGCTCTTTTTGCTTTCAGTAGAGCAGCAAGTCTATGAATACGGGTTTAAGCAAGTCATGGCGTATGTGGAATCAACGCGCAAGTACATGCTTGACTACGCGTTAAAGTTTGGCTTTCGGGAATATGCGACAAGTGGCAACGGAAGCTTTTTAGTAAAAGACCTAACGAACAACAAAAGAACTTAACGAAAGGAATCTTATGTGTAATAGCAAGCCCGATAGCCCAACACCTACACCGCCGCCTGCTGCTGCTCCCGCGCCGGCCCCGGCTCCAACACCAATGCCGAGTGATGTATCGCCGTTGTTAACCGCGGAACAGAGAAAGAACAGGTTGAGCGCGTTGAAGTTCGGAGCTCTATCAACGATTAAGACGTCACCGCAAGGCATAGTGGGCGCAGGTCCGGACTTGCAGACACCAACTGCCACAAGCAAGAAAACGATAGGGTCGTAGATGAAAATTGTTATAGCTGTACCTTCAGGCGATATGGTTCACGCGGATTTCGCGTTCAGCATGAACAGCATGATTATACACACACTGATGAAAGCTGTACCGATAGTGGCTATCGTGAACAAGAAGGGAAGCATTATACATCAAGCCCGGTGTTCGTTGGTTGATGACGCACGGAAAGCCGGAGCGACGCATATTATGTTCATTGACAGCGATCATGTGTTCCCGAAAGACTTGATAGTTCGGCTAGCGGCTGCAAACAAAGACGTTATTGGTGTTCATTCGGTCACGAAGCGCCGGCCGTGCCGGTCCAACTGCGAAGATATGAAGTATCAACGATTGACTAAGCCGGGCGTTGGCGTTGAGGAAGTAATACGGCTAGGCACAGGGCTTATGCTTATAAACATGACCGTGTTCGACAAAATGAAAATGCCGTATTTCAATTTTAAGTACGAGAACGGACCGCTTGCACGGGTTCGTGGGTGGATAGGCGAGGATTACTATTTCTGCGAGAAAGCCCGGAGTGCGGGGTTCGGCATATTCGTGGACCACGACCTATCAAAAGAATGTTTCCATATAGGCAACGCGCTATACGGCGTTCAAGAATTGGAGTTACCGAATGGCAAGTAAGCAAAAACCAGGCAATGCGGCCGACACAAAGGGGCATTTTCAGAATACCGGAATGAATAAGGATTCGTATATCAAGCGCGCTGCTTCAATGAAAACTGAGGGGCAAGCGTGGAATCCACAGTGGAAAGATATATCCGAGTTTGAAAACCCGACACGCGGGCATTTTAGTGAAACACGCCCTAACGATGGCAAGAAGATAGATCACCAGAAGGTAATTAATTCGTGCGCGGAGGAATCAGCCGGGACGTTAGCGGCCGGTATGCTGTCCGGATTAACAAGCCCCACGCGTCAGTGGGTAAAGCTCGAATTTGATGATAGGGATTTAATGAAGTACGCTCCGGTCAAATGGTGGCTTGATGAAACTGAACGCCGGCTCATGCGCGTCTACTCAAAGAGCAACGTTTACGGGTCGTTGTACTCGATGTATGAGGAACTAGGGAGTTTTGCCACAGCCTGCGGATTTCTTGCAGAAGATTATAAGGATGTCGTGCGCCTGCGTGTTTACACAATAGGCGAATACTATTTCACCACAGGACCAGACGGGCGAGTAAACGGGTTCTATCGCAGATATTGGCTGACTGTATCTCAGATGGTAAAGGAGTTCGGGATTGATAACGTATCTCCGCAAGTAAGAGAGGCGTATAAAAACGATCAGCCGGACCAGTGGAGGATAGTCAATCACCTTGTCGAAGTTAACGACACGCGCATTTCTGATTATATCGATTACAAAAACATGGAGTATCGGTCAATTCAGTGGGAGGACGGTTCGGAGGTAGACGATTATCTGCGGCTTGGCGGTTATGAGGAGTTCCCGATACTAGGTCCGAGGTGGTCCACAACAACTGACGCAGATGCTTACGGCAGGGGCGCTCCCGGATGGAAGGCGTTAGGACATAGCCGAATGTTACAGAAGCTTGAACGCGATTATCTTATAGCGTTGTCAAAGGTGGCGCGTCCGCCTGTTCAAGTAGACGCGTCCGTGCAAGGCGAGATCAATATGGCGGCTGATGGGGTAACGCGCTTTTCCGCATTACTCCCGAATGGTGGAGTAAAGCCGGCGTATCAGGTTAACCCTGACCTTGCGGCTATTGACGCGAAGATATTGCGAACAGAACAGGAGATTCAGAAGAAATACTACGTTGACTTGTTCCTTATGCTTGCAAACGCTGAACGGTCTGGGCGAAACATAACCGCGTATGAAATTATGGAAAAGAAAGCGGAAGCCGTCCAGGTTCTTGGCCCGGTGCTCGAAAAGACCGAAAGCGAACTGCTTAATCCGATGAACGACAGAACGCTTATGATTATGGAACGGAACGGATTATTGCCGAGGCCGCCGAAAGAGATACAGGGGCATGAGCTCAAATTCAAATATGTGTCCGTTCTCGCGCAAGCTCAAAAGATGGCAGGCATATCCAGTATCGACCAATGGCGAATAAGCGTTGAACAGTCAGCAGCTTTAAAGCCGGAAGTCATTGATGTTATCAACTACGACGGCATGAATGAAGAAAAAGCCGATATGTACGGCGTGCCGGCGAAATGTGTTAATGATGAAGAAACAATGATAGCTGCACGCAAGGCGCGTGATGAAGCGACTGCAAAGGCTCAGAACTTAGCCGCGTCTGAACAAATGGCAAATGCCGCGGCAAAAGCCGGTGGAGCAATAAAGGACGCCGGTACAACGCCAATGAATCAAGGGAGCGCGCTTGACGCTCTATTAAGTACTGTAAAAAAATAAAGGAGCGACACATGTTTAAAAAAGTATTGGTGGCATTTCTTATCGCGGTTTGTATAGCAAGCAGCGCGTTTGCTATAGACATTAAAGATTCAACAGGCACAACAACAAGTATAACCGTCGCTTCAACAACGACTGTTTATAGCGGTTGGTTCAGAATGGACACCGGCGCGTATGCTGCCGTAGCGTATATGATTTCGTCCGATGCCGGTGTAGCCGATGTCACTATACAGTTACAGCAAAGCCCGATTAACCCGGACGATGCAGGCGTTTCGGATCCGGATTTTCAGATTCCGGTAAATATGGCGGATATAGTTACTGCCTTAACAACGGAATCAACGTGGTATTACCAATCAATGCCGTTTTTACCATTTGAATATGCGCGGTTTAAACTCACCGGTATCGGTTCAAATTCAGCAGATACGATAGTAAAGATAAAAGTCGTTCAAATGGGTTCAGTTCGATAACACTTTTGTAGAAAGGTAATAAAATGAGAAAACGAATATTAACAGCATTTCTTGTAGTCGCGATCGCGATTTCGGTAGTATCGGAACGCGCAGCCGCGCAGTTTGCCGGTGGCGGAGCATTTTCAGGGATTCTTGATTATTTAAGAAGCGTAACGGTTAACATTATTCCGGCCGTAACTAACACCTACGACTTAGGGTCGAGCGCGAAGGCGTGGAAAAAGGTTTTTTCTTATACTGTATCTTCTCCAACTATGATAACGCCAATCAATATTGATTCTGATGCAGATGGGGTGACAGACTTTAAGATTAAAAATGATGAGTTTTCCCCAAATGTTACATTAACAAAACAAGTTGGTTCTGCAAGTAACAGATTTTTACAAGGTGAGTTTTATGATTTTGGAGTAATCGGTAATTTTTATGCTCCAAACGGAATTGAGTTTACAGGTGGAGAAAAAATATATCAATCAAAGGATGGGTATATAAATATTGATGGAATACTAATATCTTCAGGACTTACTGGCGCGTTACCCGTCATTGCAGGTAAAAACACAAAAGCATCAATTCTCCCAAAACTTTTTATTGAACCAATTAACGCATTGACAAATGGAACAACGTCAACCAATATTGGCTATATTGATGCAACTCCGGCAGGAGAGTGGACGGGAACAGATGCCGACATCGCATCGTCAACCGCAACGGATATGTACAAGGAAGGATCCGCGTCATTAAGAGTGTATATAACAGATAACGCCAGTGCGAATGATACTGTTATTAATCCACTGGGCGGAGGAGATCAGGATTGGTCGAATAATGAATATGTTGGATTTTGGTTTTATTCGTCTATAAGTCTTGCAGCCGGGGATCTTAAATTTAGAATAGTAGATTCAGGTGCCGGAAATTCAGATACAAATTTTCCTGCCGTTGTCGGTGGTCAGTGGACATGGGTTACCATTGATATATCGGCCATAGCAAACACCTCTAAAGATGTTGTAACCGACATCGCAATTCTCTATGCCGTAGACGTTGGCAGTATGGTTATGTATCTTGATTTTATGGCAAAATGGGATGTGACCGACGCTTTCGCTCTCGCCCAAATGCCTGTTACAGACGGTATTCTTTCAATGCTCACAGTTTTAGAAGCAGCTGCAGGAGCAAACGACTTTACAACAAAAACAGAATACACGAATTATTTTATTGATTATACAAATCAAAAACTCGTTGTAATAACAGACGAAAGCGCGAATACCGCGCTAATAACTTATGCTTATTAAGGAGAAAAAAATGAAAAGAATAGTGAGCGTGTTTTTAGTTTTTTGTTTGATGCTATATTCGGGAACAGCCTATCCGTCGGTATATTCTTCAAATTCGCGCGTATCAGGATTAACATATGATCTTAATGCGGAAGATGGAAAAACTAATTCGGAAGCACAATATGCTAAAGGGTCAACGTCTTTTGTTGTCCAAAGCATAAGAAGTGCATCTGCTGCAGCAACTTATTGTGTAGGAACTTCCGGGGCTGTAACAAGACTAATAACATCAAATACTCCGAGATGGACAAGTGGATATTGGGATGAAACAGGCTTTCACTATGCACCGGCCCTATCTATTGAACTCAGTATCGGGAATTACGCGACATACTCAGAAGCGTTTGACAACGCTGCTTGGGCGGTATCAAACACAACCGATCTTACCGTTGCGGCCAATACAGCTAACTCGACTGATCCTGCAGGAGCGAATGGGGCAGAGCAGATAACTTGTAATGTGGGTGGTGGAACGATAACACATTCAACATCGGCTTCTGGAGCTAAATCATTTTCAGTATTCTTGAAAAGAAAAACTGGAACAGGTGTAATCAATATATCGGCTAATGGAACGACATGGGTACCTGTTACGCTTTATACCGATACATGGGTAAGGGTATGGACAACTCTTGCGTCATCAACCAATCCGTCACCCGGAATACAAATTATGACTGCTGGCGACGTTGTGTATGCGTGGGGAGCAGAACTTAGTAATAATGCCACTAACGCAAAATGTCATTATGTTCCGGCAGACGGTAGCGTTTCTATTAAAAACGCTGAAAGTTTATACATTTCTCCAGACAGCAACATTTCATCTACAGCAGGAACAATAGTTTTTAAGGGATATACTGGGTCAAGCAAATCAGAAATGACAGGAGCTTTTTTTGCTCCATCAATAGACACAAACAACAAATTATCGTTTAGAGGATTTACTGCCGGGTCTCCTGTGTATTATTTTGAGACAGTATCAGGAGGAACAACAAATGCATCGGGCCTGCCGTCTACATATTCTGACGATACTGATTTTTCCATGCATACGCTCATAGGAACGTGGGGGCAAACAGCGGATAATTATAACCAAAAAGTATATTGTATGGTGGATGGTGTTCGGCAAGGGACAGGAAATGGGACGTATACTGCATTAGTAGGAACGTGGAAAAAGTTTGTTCTTGCGTCATCGGGAACAGGGAGCGGATCCCTGAACATTTCACGTTTTAGGCTTTATGATAAGCGAGTGACAGAGCAAGAGATGAAAATAATTACCGAAGAAGTGAACGCTTCCACAGTAAAGGTAAGAAATCCTTATTTGCTTATGGTAGGAGATTCGATTACTAATGGATCAGTAACAACTGATTCTCTCGGGTATCGTAGAATTGTTCAGGATTGGTTAATACCTGGAACATATGAAATGATAGGATCTGTAGTCACAGGTGTTGCGTCAAATGTTTACGGTAGGAAGTGCGAAGGAACGGGCGGAGAACAAGCGTCAACTACGGAAACTAAAATATATGGGTTTCTATCAACATATTGGCCTACTCGCCAAGCAAATAAGAACGATACCATAACGATATTGATTGGATCGAACGATATTACAGCAGGAAGAACGCCTGCTCAAATATCGTTAAGTATAACCAACATGGTTAAAATGATTCACCGATATTGTCCTGATATTAAAGTGTATGTTCTATCAACACCACCACGCACTAATGACACTCTCGATGCTGCTACCACAGCGGCAAATGTCCAAATTTATTCGGACATAGCTACACTTCAGGCAACAAAAAGCAACTTGTATTGGGTTGACGATAATGCCGCTATTAAATTAAATGCAAGTTGGAAAACAGTTTGCATGGCCGACACGATTCATCCTAATGATGCAGGGCATGAAGCAATCGGGAAAGTATTGGCAGATGCCATAAAATCGCATGAGGAATAATAAAAATGAGATAGCATTATAATTAACCAAAAAACTTTGAGCTGATCACTCAAAGAAAAACAGCAAATTCCGTATACGGCGGAAGGTAAGGGGTAAAACCTTTATCTTTCGCCGTTTTTGCTGAAAAGGACAGAATCAATGGACGACATATTCGCAGTAGACAATAAGCAGAACAAAGAGGACGCGCAGAAGCGTGAACGGCGTAGACAGAGAGAGGTTAACGATCTCCGCGTGATTCTGAACATACCGGAAGGGCGGCGTTATATATGGAAACTTTGGGGATTAACGGGCGTATTTCGCGCGAGTTACACTCCAAAGGATTCAAACATGATGTCGTTCCGCGAAGGGCAACGAGATATAGGGCTTGCGTTGTTGCAAGACATAAACGACGCATCACCGACAGCGTTAAGTCAAATGCGGTCGGAGTATTTATCTGAAATGAACAAGGACAAACCAAAAAAAGAGGAGCAAGAAAATGACAATTGAAAACGTAACTCCGCAAACCCCCGCAGCCGGAGCAACGCCAGTAGCGCCCGTAACGCCGGCAACACCTCCGGTTACGCCTGCTGCTGCGCCAAAATCAATTTTAGACGATTCTGCAAAGCCGGACGCGTCAAGTGGTAAGTCGATACTTGATGAATCAATCGACGAGGCCGCGCAAGCAGAGAATAAGCGGATTTTAGAAGCGGACCCTAACACTCTTACCGAGGAAGAAAAAACCACGCGTAAGACGTTAGAGGACGCTAAGAAAGCCGCAGATGCAAAGACAATACCGGAGAAGTATGACGTAAAACTGCCTGAAGGTATGGCCGAGGACACGGAGTTGCTTGAAAAAGTAACACCTGTTTTGAAAGAGATAGGCATTACCGCAGAGGCAGCACAGAAGTTGGTAGATGTTTACGCGCCGTACATTAAGGAGAAGATTGAGAAACAACAGAAAGCTTTTGATGAAGCGCAGGAGGCTAATTTCAAGACTTTTCTGGAAACAGAGAGAAAAGCTACTATGGAAAAGCTCGGTCCAAACGCCAAGCAAGAACTGGCGTTTGCCGCTAAGTCCAGAGATAGGTTTCTTTCTAAAGAAACTCAAGAGCTTCTTAACTCGGCGGGAATATCCAACACCTTCAACTTTATATCAGACATGATCCGCATTGGTAGGGCAATTAGCGAAGATAAGCTAGTTGATGGAAAGCAGCGACCAGTAGGTGATCAGCGAACAGATGGGCAAGTATTGTACGGTTCAGAAAAATAATCAGTCATAAAAGGAGATAAAGTTATGAGTACAGCAGCCGCTTCCGCATGGCCCACGTTACTAGATTGGGCACGCCGGGTTGACCCGGATGGCAAAATTGCCAAAGTAGCAGAAATACTGAATAAGTACAACGAAATTCTTGACGATTTGCCTTTTGTAGAAGGCAACTTGCCGACAGGTCACAAGACCACGGTAAGAGCGTCGATACCTTCTCCGACTTGGAGATTGTTAAACAGGGGCGTTGTTCCTGTAAAGAGCACAAGCAATCAGATCACTGAAACTTGCGGTATGCTCGAAGCGTATAGCGAAATAGATAAAGACCTCGCTATGCTGAACGGCAACACACCGGAGTTCAGGTTGTCCGAAGATAACGCCATTATAGAGGGCATGGGTCAGGCGTTAGCGACCGCGCTGATATATGGCGATGTGTCAGTGAATCCTGAGCAGTTTACAGGGTTCGGGCCGCGTTATTATGCGGTATCAGGCGCAGTAACCTCTAATAACGTAATAGACGCCGGCGGTACAGGTTCAGTCAATACGTCGATATGGCTTGTCGGTTGGTCCGATCAGACCGTTCACGGTATATTCCCGAAAGGGTCAAAAGCCGGGTTAGATTTCAAAGACCTGGGCGAAGTGACAGTGTACGACGGGCAGTCGTTCCCTGCGGCCGGTAGGTATCAGGCTCTCCGTAGCCACTATCAGCACAAGGTCGGTATTTCCGTAAGAGATTGGCGCTTCATAGTTCGTATTTGCAACATCGATGTAACTGCGTTGCTTACAGCCGGTGATGCGTCCGATACGTCAGCGAACATATTGAAACTTATGTCGATGGCGCTCGATAAGTTCCCCCCGATAGGTTCGGTAAGGCCCGTGTTTTACATGAACCAGACGGTCAGGAGCATGTTGAGGGTGAAGTTGATCAGCAAGTCGAACCTTTGGTTGTCGCTTGATGACATGAAGGGTGCTTCCGGTATAACTCGGCCGACGCTTGCGTTCCAGGGCGTTCCTTGCAGAAGGGTAGACGCGATTACGTCTACGGAATCAAGAGTGACAACGTAAGCTAAAGCAGTACAGCAGTAAGGCGTTAGATAAGATAAAAACATAAAACAAGGAGATAAGATTATGATTCTCGACCATGCGTTAGTAATGAGCGATGCCCAGGCGATAACAAACGCCACGGCAACGTCCACTTACTACATCGATACCCTGGCGGCCGGTGATGCCGTTCTTCCAGGCGCTTTTATAGAAGTTCTTGTGGACACAGCGTTCACGACCAGTGACAGCGGTACTTTGACGATCACGTTAGATACCGCCACGTCAACGGACCTGTCAACCGGTAAAGTCACTCTGGTAACTCTTGGCACAACGGTAGCCGCGGCTACGTTGGAGGCTAAGAAGGTATACAGGGCTCCGATACCTGAGGGTTGCCTCCGGTATTTGTTTATGACTTACACCCTGGCTAACAACATGACGGCCGGGAAGATTGACGCGCGCGTAGTGCTTCAAGGCGATAAAACGTTAGACAAGACGCTGTAAAGTATTTGGGAGGTGGCAGAAGCTGCCTCCCAACTTTATAAAAAAGGAGAGCAAATGAATAGATTTATAAGAATAGCTGTACTTGCTGTTCTGCTGATCTCCGCTTTCGCGTCTATCGGATATTGTACGGCAAATAATTGGGGAAACACGGACACGAATCCGTTGCTTGCCCGGCAGTTGCCGAATGATTTGATCTATGTAGGCGCAGCGCGAGGTGGTGTGTCAACAATGGTATCAGGCTCGTTGGCGATACCGGTTGGATATGCCGTCGCAGTTAAAGCAATCACAGAAGTTGCAACACCTTTAACGTTGGCAGACGGTGTTGTAGGCCAGATTATAACGGTACAGATTAGCACGATGTCAGGTGGCGCGAGCGCCATTTTGACACCGACAACCAAGACTGGATTTACGACAATAACTTTCGATGCCGCAAGAGAATACGCGACATTGTTGTTTTTGGACGCCACGACAGGTTGGGTGTGCATATCTACAAACGCGACCACGGCGTAAACAGTGATTGTCTTTTGAGGGATTGGACATTAACTAACCCTCACCATTTTAAGGACATAAAGTGAAAACAATTTTAGCTCTTATTCCTATCGTAATATTATCGTTGATGCCATCTATCGGCATGCTGTTACCATTTACAACAAACAGTGTGTGGGTATGGGCGTTTTTATTAACGGCATTTTTCGGAGTGTTCATTTGTTTTTTTGAAATATCTATATATGTTAAGGTTTTGTCGGTTATAGCATTGTTAAATGTTTTCCTATCAAGAGCACCGGTTCTCTCGCAGTTCGCGTATATGGAATTTGTCGCGTGCTTATATCTATATATCCTATGCTTGCGAATAGACAACTGGCGGTTAGTAAGAATGGTTTTATCGTTGGTGTTTATCGTAAACATCATTCTCTGCGTCATGCAATATTCGGGGCTCGATACCGTTACCAACTTTGGCGTTTCTAAAGGACTAGAGAAAAGCGGCGTGTTCGGAAACCCCATGCAGTTCAGGTCATACCTTTTAGTGTTAGTGGCATTGTTATTGCAAGGGAGTGAATTTGTAAAGGTATACAAACGCGAAATAGTCGTGCTTTTGTGCATGGTTATATTTGCTTATTTAATAGTGCATCAAGCGTTTATCAAGCTGATAGTTTATCGTGTTCCAGTTTGGACAGAAACGATCCGGTTGTCTATGCTACACCCCTTTGCCGGGTGGGGATTAGGTGTGTATAAAGCTGTTTTCAATTCAATAGCTCACTTGCCAAAAGACGTTGCGCAAGAAGGTTGTTGGTTAACAACACATAACGATTGGCTGCAAGTATTATTTGAAATGGGAATATTCGGCTTTGGCGTTCTTGTTGCCTATGCTGTTAATTTGATAAAAAAGTGTGAAGGCGCGACGTTTTTTGGAGCATGTCTTATTGGGTTTACGCTTACCGTTCATTTCCCTATGAGGACAATACAAATCGTGCCGTTGCTTATTCTGTTTGTAGCATATATCGAAAGGATACAATATGTCAGCAGTAAGTAAACTGGAAATTATCAATCTTGCGCTTGGTTATCTCAAACAACGTAAAATCGCGTCCGTTGATGAATCTTCGCCTCAGGCTAATGAAGCAGGGCGCTGTTACAACACATCATTAAAAGATATACTGAGGACCTCCGATTGTTCATTTTCAAAAGTATCACTTCCGCTTGCGCTCAACGCGGATTACATGGCGTTTGCAACGTGGACGGCCGGAACGGAATACGCCGTAGGAAACCTTGTTCAAAACGGTACCGACCATTATCGCTGCATTACAGCGCACACCGCCGGTGCGACTTTTGACGATACTTACTGGACCGAAGCAAGCACGTTGTACGGCGGTCAATGGTTGTACGCTTATGCTTATCCGTCTAATTGCCTTGCAATTAAGGTGATCTATAACGACCAGACGAAAGATATGAGCGTAGGCGAAGAATTTGAAAAGGTGTATGACAGCGTAAACGGTACAAACGTAATTTTAACGAACTGTGTCAATGCTTACGCTAAATACACGTTTGATATTACAGACACGACCCTATTCGATAGTTCATTTGTCCGGGCATTTGCGCATAGACTTGCGGCAGACATGGCTCCAAACCTAACCGGTGACGATGCGATAGCTGAAAGCGAACTGAACAAATCGGTTATAGCTGTATCAGAAGCGCAGCGTATGGATTCTTACGAAAAAAAAGACGATTCAGCAAGACGGCAAACAAGCCCTTATGAGGAAGTGCGTTAATGGCAGCCCCTATCGTTGTCCTTAAAAATTCGTGGGCCGGTGGCGAAGTCAGCCCAATGCTATGGTTCCGCAACGACTTACAGAAATATCCTTCTTGGTCCAGAAAACTGAAAAATATGATCGTGCATAAGGACGGCTCAACGTCTAATAGGCCCGGTACATACATGATGGCGCCTGCGAAATATCCGGATAAGAAAGTCCGTATCAGAAAATTCGAGTTTTCAACGGAACAGGCATATCAACTTGAAATAGGCGAATATTATGTGAGGTTCTTTACTGTTACGACCGAAACAGCAGCGGCCGGACAGATACAAAAGTACACAACATGGGTAACAGGCACAACGTATTCCGTAGGTGATTTTGTTAAAAACGGAGCAAATTATTATCATTGTAATACCGCACATACCGCAGGGGCAACATTCGCAGGAGATAGCGCAAAATGGGATTCAACGACATGGCTAACAGGTACGGTATACGCAAAAGGGGAATACGTCGTTCATACCAATGTGATGTATTATTGCGATATAGCGCATACAGCCGGAACGTTTGCCGATGATGTTACCGCGGGCAAGTTTGTCGCACAGACGCTTCTCGAAATAGCCACTCCCTATGACGAAAACGATCTGCGTTGGTTAAAGTTTACTCAATCTGCCGATATTCTATTTATCGCACATCCTGACATTCCGACAAAATTACTTTATAGAACAAGCAATACTAATTGGACGTTTGAAAACTATCCGTTTGCCGGTGGACCGTTCCAACTCGCTAACGATGACCCGTCTATACTCATTGAAGCAAGCGCGGTATCTGGGCTTGGAGTGACGCTTACAGCTACCGCTAAGGCGTGGGCTACGACAACAGCGTATCAAATAGGCGATTATGTTACGGAAAGCGCTACGGTATATCAATGCCAGGAAAAACATACGTCCGGAACATTCGCAACAGACCTTGCTGCAGAAAAATGGGCCGAAGCTAGTCTTGTAGTATTTCAGCCGACACATGCTCCTAACGCGAATGACGGAGTAGGCGCATTGTTCCAACTGCGGCATTACGTTGAAGGGCAAAAGGTAAGCATGACAGCGGCCGGAACAAGTACCAGTATCGCTTGCGGCGGCACATGGCGCGTCATATCTCACGGCACATGGACGTCAGGGTTCAGAGTAGAGAAATCTACCAATGGCGGGGCAACGTGGACGAAATTGAGGGCGTTTACCGGGGCCAGTGACTTTAATGTTGATACATACGGCACAGAGGACATGTCAAATAACGCCGAACCGTTCTTGGTAAGGCTTGTAGTTGACGCTGTTTCGTCCGGAACGATAGGGGTAGACCTTACCACAGACCCTTTTTATCAGACCGGGATAGCGCAAATAACAGCGTATACGTCAGGTACGGTCGTTACCGCAGACGTAAAACGGACATTTGCAGCTACTACCGCAACTGATGATTGGACAGAGGGGTCGTGGAGCGATTATCGCGGGTGGCCGTCCGTTGTAGAGTTCAGCACACAAGATAGACTTATTTTTTCAAATAGTTATTTTGAACCACAAACAAACTGGATGACAAAGATAGGAAACTATTATGACTTTTCAAGAGGTTCTCCGCTTTCTGATAGCGACGGCATTACTGTCAATTTACCTAGTCGCGAAGTTAACGGGATTAACAACCTTGTATCGTTAACGACGCTCCTTGCTCTTACATCGTCATCTGAATGGAGTATTGGGGATCCTGGCACGGTCCTAACACCAACGTCAACAGAACAGCGCGTCAACGGCTATGAGGGCGCGAGCGAAATTGATGCTGTTACCATAGGGAACAGGGCGATATTCGTTCAAGCTATGGGCGGGGCAATCCGCGATGTAGGGTATGAGTTATCTTCGTACAGCTTTACCGGGTCAGATTTGACGGTCATGGCTAACCATTTCTTCTTCGGACATGAGATAGTCGCAATGGATTATCAAAAGACACCCGATAGGCTTGTTTGGGCTATTCGTGAGGACGGAGTTCTTTTGTCTATGACGTATTTGCGTGAACAGGAAATAGCCGCATGGACACAGCATGATACTAACGCCGGAGAAGATTTCTTTGAGGATGTGTCCGTTGCATCGGCGTATAAACACAGTGAGGCATGGTTTGTTGTTAAAAGAGGGGATGTTCGGTACATTGAAAGAATGGTAAAGAGATTGGCCTCCGAGGACCCGGAAGATCAATTCTTTGTGGACTGCGGCATTACTTATGATGGCGCGGCTGCGAAAGTTATAACAGTCGGCTCGCATTTGATTGGTAAAACAGTAAGCATACTAGCTGACGGGAGCGTATGCGCTCAACAGGTTGTAGACGAATCAGGGCAAATAACGCTTGATACCGCAGCTGAATTGGTCCATGTCGGCATACCGTACATTTCTGACGTTGAAACAATGAACGTGGATATACAGCTAAAAGACGGGTCATCACAAGGGCGAAAAATGAAAATATCGCAGTTCGTTCTTGGTGTATATAAGTCGCGCGGTGGATATATAGGGCCGACGTTTGACGAAATGTATATGCTTCGTGGTGACGCGATAACAAATTACGACACAGCGGTAGCTCTTTATTCCGGTGAAATTAAAGATACTGTAGGCGGTGGGATGGAAGATGGCGCAAGAATATGTTTAAGACAAACGGATCCGCTGCCGTTTACTGTTCGTTATATATGCGGAGCTATAACTCCGGGGGGGATGTCTAATGTATAACGTTATGACAGCAGAGAATAACGCAGTAAAGATTAAGAACGTAGACATACGAAAATCTACAATGCAGGACATCGTATACCTCAAGACGCGGTTAAGGAAACACGATATTGACGAGATATGGGCGTCGAGCCATTTAAAACCGGTTGAGGCTCTTACATATTCGTTCTATTTGTCAACAATATGCCTTACGGTTATTCAGGGTGAGCCGGTTGGTATGTTCGGGTTAGTCGAGGACCCTGCTGACGAAAATAGGGCGATTATCTGGATGCTAGGTTCGGAAAGATTAAATAAAGTGTCAAGGGAGGTCATTAGGGACACGAAATATATTATAGATGGCTTTCTTGATAACTATGACGTCCTGTTTAATCATGTAGACGCGCGCAATACGAAAGCTATCCGGTGGCTCCGTTATCTGGGAGCAGATATTAACGACGCTGAACCTTTTGGAAAAGAAGGCTTATTGTTTCACAGGTTCACTTTTAGGAGAATGATAATCCATGTATAAACTATGGCATAGGCACAATCAGGCAAGCAGGGTTAGGGCGTGCGACCCCACAGGGGGATTCGCAACAATGGGCGTTATTATGGCAGTTGGCATGGCGGCCGGAACTGTATCGGCAGTCGGACAAGCGCAAGAAGGTGCGGCTCAATCACGAATGTATAGCGATGCGGCGATAAATACCGATTACCAGGCTGACGCTGTAAGAAAAACAGCGGCGCAGAACGTTATGCTTACAAAGCAGAACATGGAACAGAACGTTCAAGCCACACAACTTGACGCGTCTATGCAGGATAAAAACTTGAAAGAGGGCGTTACGAAGATATTAGGCGCGCAAAAGGCCGCAAGCGCGGCGTCCGGTGTTGGCGGCGGATCCGTAACACAGGCGGATATTGAACAAGACACAATGGATAAAGCGAAGATGGACGAAATCGCTATACGCTACAACGCTGACGCGCAAAGTGCAAACATCATAAACGCTGCGAATCAACAGGCGTGGAATATCAACAATGACGCAACGAACCAAATATGGGCGCTCGGTGTTCAGAAGTCGCAGTATGAAGCCGCGGCGAAGAATGTCAAAAGAGCCGCGAACATAAAGGCGTTAGGTACTATTTTATCAACAGCGTCATCGACAGCGAGTACGGGCATTACTATGGGAAGCTCGATAAAAATGCCGACAAATAAAACAACAACACCGAGAGTGAACGGCGGAGGGGTGTGGTAATGAAAATTCCAGTATACGAAAATCAGGTAGGGGTTCAAACTCCGCTTGCTAGACCTATGCAAGTTGAAGGTCCAAGAGTACCCGATGTGTTGCCGGCGTCTTACGAAACAAACGTAGGCGAAGCAACGGCGCAACTAGGGCGAACAGTTCAAGCCGGGGCCGATGTTATTGAGAGCCACATAGTAAAACAACAGGCATTGAATGAAGAAGTGATGAAAGAAACGTATCTGAACAATTTGAAACAGCACGTTCAGATGATACAGTACGACCAAACTCCCGAAGATTATACCGACATGGAAGGGAATACCAAACAGCGGCCTAAAGGAGTGATGTTGCAGATAGGGGACCAATCAAAAGATGCGTTGATACGAACAAGGGCGAGTATAGAAAAAGCTACCGCGGATTATGCCAATTCGATACCAAGTGAAAGGGTTAGAGCAAAGTTTTTAGCCGAAGCTCGCGGCTATCAAATATCAACAGAGAATAGTGTCCTGAGCCATGAGGGGCAACAGTACAGATTGACACAAGCTAAGACAATGACATCGACGTTAACGAACCTTGAGAACGAATCAGCGACGGCGAATACTCCGGAAATCCTTGATAATATGCTTGTCAAAATCGCGGAAAAAAGCAATCTTTTGAGCGATACCCAGGGCAGCGATCCGGAAACAAGACAGAGAACGCTCGACCAATGGACCGCAAAGGCCACAGAAAAAGCGGTTATGAACAAACTATATACTACCGGTTCGATAAAAGAATCCCAGGCGTTACTTGAAAGTGTAAAGCCGAGAATCCCACAGGAAACGTATGACGCCTTAAATTGGAAACTGGAAAAGGGGGCCGTTGTTCTTGAGCGTAAGGCGGCGCGACAGGTCCAGGTGGACAAGGTGAATAACCGGTTGGCGGTTATTAAAGACATCATGGATAAGAAAATCAACTTTGAAAATGCCGATGATTATATTAGCTCCGTAACAATGAACGATCCGGAAATGGGAACGGCTATTCAGGCGGCCGTTGACCAACAGGGGTATTATACTCCGACCGACAGTAATAACGATTCTGTTCAGGCCGCAATAGAAAGCGTATTTAATTCAAAGAGCAAAGAGGAAGTGTCAAACTTCTTAGTAAAAATGCTTCACACGACCAATGGTAAGGATATAGCACAGGACAAGTTAAATATCGTTGTTAATGCAGTATTGAATTATGCAAGTCCATTAAAAGACTTGCCGGAAGATAACGACGTTCAAGAAGATCCAAAGCAAATTCAAGTGAAGGCGGCCGCAAAATCTATTCTAAAAGAAGGCGGCAAGGCGGTTATGGATACACTCACAATGTTTTTTGTCGGCGTGAACGCCGGTAAAACACCTCAAGAAGCACATGCCGCAGCAAGCGCGTCTACTCTGATTAAACAAAATCCGGACCTGATTAAGTTTCCGGAAGGCCGTATAGGCGTAGATAGAACGACCGGAATTAAGTGGAAATTTTACCCGGATGGACGGAAAGAAAGGGTTGAATAGTGGATAAACAAACATTACAGCCTGCCGATTCTAATATAGCGTGGATAGATGAAGGCCCACAAGTAGCTAATATTGATTGGGCTGATGAAAAACCGGAAGTTGTTGCACAGGGCGAAGCAACACAAAATGATTTTCTACACACAGCGTTAAGCGACGCCTTTTCCGGACCGGTAAAAGACTTAATCAATCCGGTTACATTAGGCGCAAAAGTAGGGGGCGCGATAGGGAAAGCAATAACTACTCCAAAACCCGAAGCGCCGTCAGTTATTCCTGAATTACGAGCAGCAAAAGAGAACGTCTTTGACGCTGCGTTTTCGCCTGTTCCAAAGAATGAAATATCGCCTGTCACAAATGAGTTTACAAATAAGCCGGTAGAGCCGTTATCTGTATGGCAACTGCCAATTACTGAACAGATGGACGAATATTCTAAAGACGCTCATATTGAATACGATATAGCGATGGAAAAGGCGGCCGCCGAAAAGTCTTTAGATCTATTTACACAGCGTATGGTTAAAGGCGTTTACGGTGACAAAGAGTTAGCGAATATCGCAATAGGGCAAAAACGTCTTAACACTTTTATAAACAAAGCTCCTATGCTTGCTATCGCTATGGTATCTCCGCTTACTGCTGCTGCGTTTGAAGTTTACGACCAGGCTAAGAGCATAGTCGTTTCTTCGGTAAAAAGCGAGAAATATTCTCCCTTTGAGCAACGAATGATAACAGAACTGCTCCCTGAATCAACTCCGGACGCGTTACAGGTCGCTATGGGGTTTGGGGAATCAATGGCTGATATTGCGCTTGTTGGCGGAGCCGTTAATCTTGCAAAGTCAGGATTACTCGAAAGTGCCATGAAACAAGTTAGCTCAAAGTTAATGGCAGCGGGATATGACGTAAGAAACATGCCGCCAAAGGCCGCGATCCGCACAGCCGCGCAAGGAACGTCTTTTGAATCCGCGGCCGCTACATGGCTGAAAGCTAAGTTTGCTAAATTCCGCCTTGCTCCAAGAAAGCTAACAGCACCAGAAGATATAAAGGCATACAATAAAAACGTTGATGTTGTTGCGCAAGACATACAAAAGAAGATACAGGGAATAAGGCCGGAAGTAAGCGGCGTTATAGCGTCGCATGTAGCCGAGGCGCGCGTGTCCGGCACACCGAATAAGCCGTTAGAAGATGCTATCCAAAATCCCAAGAAACTACAAAAGGCCGTTCAGGAATACGAGAAAAAAACCGGAGCAAAACTAACTGCTGCCGAAAATGAAGATATGACGAAGATTGTGCCGGATTATTCGCTAAAGACCATAGGTGAAATGAATTATAAGGATTATGCAACGCGCGATCATGAAATGATGGATAAGGTATATGCCGCAAAAAAGCCGTTGCAAGATAAACATAATGCTCTTGTGAAAAAATTAGAAAAAAAAGGTTCTGACAAAAAAGCTATAAAAGCGGAACTTAACGCCATTAAAGAAAAGAAAGAAAAAATAGAATCAGACTTTGAAGCTGAATATTTGAAAAAGACAGAAGAATTACGCGGAGAGATACAGAAACAGGTCATAGACAAAGGGTTTAAAGGTTCGGAAGAAGAACTATCTGATATTGTTGATAACGTCGCTATGGAAATGCAGCATGACCAGGGGTATATAGCAGAACGCAATTGGGATAAAAAGGTGAACGATATAATCAAGATGAACGTTGAAAGTGAATTATCGAAACGTGATCCGCAGCTTAAAAAGCAAGTATCTGAATTGTATAAAGAAAATCTTGCGAACAGGATTCTTCCCACAGAGGAAAGCGTTGTCGGTCATAACAATTTATGGCAAGAACAGATGCAGGAACAAATAGAAAACCCTGAAAGATACGGAGAGATAGAGCAGGTATCGAACGAAAAAGGTATAAAGATTGGCGACAGAGTAAGACTTCTGCCGTCTGACGATGGTATTAAGGTCCGAGGGGAAACGCCCTGGATAGGAACAGTTATAAGCACACACGCGAGTGGGGTTGGGGCTATCTCGCCAGAACATTATGGCGGGCATGTCGATTATGAAAGAGTTGAAAAGGTTACAGAAGCCGAAGCGCAGGCATATTGGAAAGAAGTTAGAGAGAAAAACGAAAAAGTGCGACAGGCAAAGGCAGAGGAAAAACCCGTAGAGAAAAAGTCGGGAAAAAACAAGGTTGCTAAAAAGACCGATGAACCTATGGGGCCAAAACTCCGTATAAAAGAAACTAATTTAGCGACAGGTCAAGAAGAAGTAACCGAAGTACCGGGAACGCCGGCAAAAGGACCGACGTACAAGATAACAACGTTCGATGTTATCCCGACTAGAAACGGAATAGAAGCTCCTATCCGGTCCGTTGAAATAGTTGATAGCAACGGTAATGCTGTAAAGAAAGTGCCTGTAGTGGATCCACAGCCAGGGCCGGTTAAAGGGCCGCCGCAAATAAAATCTAAGACCGTAAAAGAGCTTGAAGCGGAACTGGCAGACGTTGAAAAGAGGAAGAAAGTATTTAAGCCGCGGCCCGGAATAGACGCTGATAATACCGAGGCGTATGATACTTTAATAAGTCTTATAAAAGAAGATATTACAAAAGCACGATTAGCGGAAGATGCGAGCTTGCCAAAAGCCAAAACGTCGGGTATACTTAAAGACACAGGAGAGGTCCAAAATGAACAAGAAAGAACAGGCGCTATACAAGGCGGGAATGAACCCAATGCAGTTGCCGATGGACGAGGAGGAGCCGCAGACGGAGGGCGGATTCCTGAACGTGCCGCTGACGGAAACGGAATTGAACGACATCGGGAGCGCCTGGATAAACCAGTCAAAGAAGGACATGGCAACTACCAAATCACCGAAGCCGACGAAATAGGGCAAGGTGGCATAAAGTCTAAATACAAAAACAATCTTTCCGCAATAAAACTACTCAAGCAGATCGAATCCGAAAAACGCCCGGCTACTCTCGAAGAAAAAACTGCCCTTGTAAAATATGTCGGTTGGGGCGGAATGAAACAAGCCTTTGACGCATACAATGACGATTGGGCCAAAGAGTATAAAGACGTCAAATCGTTATTAACCCCAGAGGAATACGAAGCCGCGCGCGCGTCCGTAATTAACGCGCATTACACATCGCCCGAACTCATTAAATCCATGTGGCAAGCAGTATCTTCTATGGGCTTTCATTCCGGCAACGTGCTTGAACCGTCCGCAGGTATAGGGCATTTTATTGGGCTTGCGCCACAAGACGGCAAACGGTTTTCTTTAGTTGAGCTTGATAGCATTACCGGACGAATAGCCACGTTATTATATCCCGGATCAAATGTCCAGGTTAAAGGTCTACAAGAAGCAAAGCTACCTTCAAATTACTACGATGTAATAATATCGAACATACCATTTTCAAGCTATCAGCCTTACGACCCAAGAGCCAAAGCGCAGGGGATCCCCGGAGGGTTGATGTTACATGACTACTTCTTTGCTAAAGCTCTTGCCACGGTCAAGCCAGGCGGCATAGTGGCGTTTATTACGAGTAAAGGCACTATGGATAAGCAAGACCCAAAGGCCCGTGAGTATATGAATAAGCGCGCGCGTTTTCTGGGGGCCTTCCGGCTGCCTTCAGACGCTTTTAAAAAGAACGCTAATACCGAAGTAGTTACCGACGTTATTTTCTTGCAGAAACTAAAAGAGGGCGAAGCTGTAACCAACCCTGACTTCGTTAGCACAGAGATATTTGCAAAAGGAGAAAGAGAAGCGTTCGTTAATAAATATTTTCTTGATAACCCGGACCAGGTATTAGGCAACATGCTTTTTGATCGCGGGCTATACTCACAGGACGAGATTGTAGTTAAAAGTAATGAGGACTTTGAGGCAAAGCTAAAAGAGGCAATTGATCGTTTGCCTAAAGATATATATACCACAGAAAAAAAGATGAAGGTTATCGAGCAAGACGAAGTTGCTCCGGAGCATAGCAAGGTAAAAGAAAACGCGTATATCGTTAAAGACGGAAAGCTGTTTCAGAAGGTAGACGAAAAACTTGTCGCGCAAGATATAGCCGCGGCCGAAGTAAAACGTGTTGAGGGATTGATTGGCATACGCGATGCCGTTAGGGATTTAATACACGCTGAAAGAGTTAACGCTCCCGACGCTGAAATAGAATCAAAGCGGAAGGTGTTAAATGCCGTATACGATAAATTTGTAAAAAGTCATGGCGCGTTAAACGAAGACAAGAACATTGACGCTATATCTGATGATCCGGACGCGCCGCTTCTTTCGTCGCTTGAAGATGTTAAAAAGAGCGATAAGGGAAGAATGACGTATAACAAGCGCGGTATTTTTAAAGAGCGTCAGAACATGCCGCACGTTAAGCCGAAGTATGCGGCAGACATTAACTCTGCCCTAAAAATATCGTTAGGTGAATATGGAGAATTAAACTGGAATTACATGAAAGAGTTGCTGTCTACGGAAATACCGGAGATACAGAAGCAGCTACTATCTAAGGGCTTGGTGTTCAGCGATCCGAACGGTGATGTCATAACGCTGAAAGACGAGTATCTGTCAGGGAACGTAAAACAGAAACTACAAGACGCCGAAGCCGCGCAACAGATAAACCCTGTTTACGAGCGAAACATTGAAGAACTTAGAAAAGTCATTCCTGAACATTTAACATTCGACAAGATAGACATTGCAATCGGCGTGCCGTGGGTAAAACCGAAAACATACACGCAATTTCTTAATAGTCTTAGCTTGTCAGGTAACGTTGTGCTTAATACAGCAACTGGCGTATATGCGGTTGAAAAAGGCAAGTATCGGACCTATTGGGGCGGTAGTGTTGAAGAATGGGGCGTATCTGCGTTATCCGGAGAGAAATTATTTGAAAGGGTGTTAAACGGACAGCCGGTAAAGATATTCAATAAGGTTAAAGAAAACGATCCTGCGACTGGTAAGGAGATAGAGCGTAAAGTCTTAGACGAAGAACAGACGGCGCTAGCAGAAGAAAAAGCAGAGTTGTTGAAAGAGAAGTTTAAGTCATGGTTTTGGGAAGATGATAATAGGCGCGCGGAATACGAGCAGTCATATAATGACGAATGGAATACAACGATTGATAGAAAATATGACGGCGAGCATTTGACGTTCCCTGGCATGAACAATAAATTTCTGCCAAAAGAATTACGGCCGTCACAGAAAAACGCGATATACCGCGGCATTATATCTAACCGGCTTATGCTTGCACATTCCGTTGGATCAGGGAAAACGGCCGCTATGATTATCATGGCTATGGAAAGCAAGCGGCTTGGGCTATCAAACAAGTCCGTTATAACCGTTCCTAAGGCCACTATTCCTTCATGGCGCAATCACATTAACGGGTTATATCCTAACGCCAACGTCTTGATAGCTAACGAAAAGAACTTTTCAAAAGACAAGCTAAAATCATTTCTTGCTCGCGCGGCAACTGGGAATTGGGATATTATCGTTTTATCACATGATAACTTAGAAGCTCTGCCGGTATCGCCGGAAGCGTGGCAGAGTTATCTGCAAGAGCAAATAGACGATCTAAGAGCAGCAAAAGACGAAGCAAAGAATCAGGGCAGCAGGATTACCGTTGCAAATATAGAAACGTCCATTAAACAATTAGAAGCGAATCTTGCTGAACAGTTAGACCAGAGCAAGAAGCTTGACCTACTCTATTTTGAGGAATTGGGGGTAGACGCCATATACGCCGATGAATCTGATGCGTATAAAAATCTTGGTTACGCAACGGTAAAGCAAGGCATAAAGGGCATGGGAACAGCGCAGCCGTCTAAGAAGGCTATGGATATGCACCTAAAGACCAACATCATGCGCGCGCGAAACGGGAAGATTGTATTCGCGTCCGGCACGCCTATATCCAACACCATTGTAGAAGCATATACAATGATGAAGTATTTACAGCCAGAACTCTTGCAAGAGCATGGATTAAAAGGATTAGACGCATGGCTCAACAACTTTGCTGTAGCGACTAGCGGTAGCGAGGTAGACGTAACCGGATCACGGTATAAGCCGGTAACACGGTTTACTAACTTCTTAAACTTGCCTATTCTCCGCAGTTATATAGGGCAAGCGTGGGATATTCAGACGCAGCAAATGTTGATAGCGTCAGGAGTATTTAAACGTGGAGAAAACCTGCCGATTATAAAAGGCGGCAAAGCTGAAAACGTTGTATGCCCCATGTCACCAGAGCTACAAGGATATACTCAAACGCTTATTGAAAGAGCAGAAGCTATTAAAAAGCGTAAGGGGAAACCCCAAAAAGGCGACGACATTATGCTTGTTGTTATGCAAGACGGTATCATGGGCGCGCTTGATATGCGATTGGTTGATCCTACCTTACCGGCGAATCCGAATAGCAAGGTTGAAACTGTTATAAAGAACGTCTTGGCTGATTATAAAGACGTTTCGGGAATAAAGGGAACACAGGTAATATTTATAGATAAGCCGGCCCCGGATAAAACCGCTGCGTTTAATCCGCAAGTGTACATTAAGAAACAACTCTCAAAAGCGGGTATTCCTGAAAATGAAATAGCCTTTATTCACGACGCTAAAAACGAAGAAGAACGTAACGCTATATTTGAGAAAATGAATAACGGTGACATACGCGTTCTGTTTGGCAGCACTGACGGATTAGGCACGGGAACGAATATCCAAAAGAGATTATATGCCATGCATCACTTGAGCGTTCCGGCGAACTACCGGCCGCGCGATATTATTCAAAGAGAAGGCCGCGGCGATCGTCCGGGCAATATGAACAAAGAAATAAAGATTTACAGATACGCGCAAAAAGGTTCATTAGATACGTTCATTTATCAGATACTTGAATCGAAGTCAAAGGCTATTGAACAGTTTATGCGTGGAGATAAGGGCAAAATAGATTTTGGCGAGGACATAGATCCTTTTGAAGCTATGAAAGCGTTATCGTCGGATAACCCAATGATTAAAGAGAAGTCCGATATTGACAGGGAAGTCCGAAAATTGGAAGCGTTGCAGAAAGCGCATTTAACTGAACGGACAAAAGCGAAACAGGCGCTCGAAACCGTACCGCGCCGTATCGAGTTATGGAAAGGCACAATAGCCGGATATGAGAATTTTAAAGCCGCTATGCCTACGAAGCCCACAAAAGAAACGTTTAAAATTAAAATAGGGCCGCGTGAGTATACAGACAAAGCAGAAGCGCTTGCCGGTCTTATGGCTGAACTAGGAAAGATAAAAACCGTGGCAACTGGCCCGGTAGAGATAGGCCAATACTTAGGCTATCCGCTATTTGCCGAAAAGATACAGCAACAGGGCAGCATTGAAAGTGATATTAGCATAAGAATATCGGATAAGCCGAGTGTTTATATGAGTGGCCGCTTTTCTAACGATCCAGTCGGCACGTTCGCGTCGCTTGATAATTCAATATTCAATAGCTCAGATAGGCAGATAGCCGCTTATAAAGAAGCATTGAAAAACGACGAGCAGCAGATAGCCACAGCAAATAAGATTTTAAGCAGCGATTTTGCGAAGAAAGCAGAATTAGAAGCAAAACAAAAACGCAGACGCGAGCTTGAAGTTGCGCTACGCGCGGAGGTTAAGAAGGTTGATTTAACTAAGGACCAGGACAAGAAGGCAATCGCTCAGGCAGAAGATAAAAAACAAGTAGATAATAGTAATCCTAAAGAAAAGACGTTATGGCATGGTTCGCAAGTCGCATTTGATAAGTTTGATCCGTCAAAGATATTAGAACTGGGATTTCATTTTGGCAGCAAAGGACAAGCAGAAAGCAGAATGGGTGGAGATGGAGTTGTTCGGCCTTTCAAGGTTACAATCAATAACCCTTATGACATTGTATCTGATTTAGGGGATTGGTCCGACATGGGTATGCTCGAAGAATATTTTGGTGCGGCTAATGACGGGCCGCTTGCAAAAGAATTTGAGCAGGGATTGATAAAGAATCCTTCCGATGTTGTTAAATATATGAAGCAAAAAGGGTATGACGGAATAAAATATCAAAACTCATTTGAGGGAGATACTCAACGTAAGATGGGGAATAACGAACAAGACGCCTATATTGCGTTCGATAGCGAACAGATTAAGCCGGATATATCCAACGGACCAAAGATGTCACCTGGGTTTTTAAACATAAGCCTTATTCCCGAAGCCGGAAAAATGATTAACGATAAGTGGTTTGATATTCGCGAATACATTGAGGACGATTGGTTGCGCGTTAAAAAGCTTATACAGAAAGACGGCGCAAACGTGTCCGAAACAAACAATCCTTACGAAGCCGAGATACGTTATTGGGGCAGAGTGGGCGCTCGTATGGAAGAAGCCGACAAGCTGATAACCAATGTAGACAAAGACATTGTAGCCGCGGCAAAGCGTCTTAACGTATCAGATACGGTCCTGGCAAAAGAGATTGATAAATTCTTAATAGCGCGGCATGCTCCAGAACGTAATGCCGCAATCGGGGAGAAAGCCGCAGGCATGACAGACGTTGAAGCTGCTGACATTACAGCTGATTTAATGACGCGCCCATACTTCCGTGATATTGAGCGTATAGCAAACGAGATTCAAGAGCTAAACAACAAGACGCTCGATACTCTATTGGAAGGGCAAGTAATTACGCAAGAACTATATGACACGTTGCGTGTGAGATATGCACATCACATTCCGCTTAACAGAGTATTAGGGGATAATGATGACATAGCGCAGGTCTTGGTTAGCCGAGGATTCAATGTTAAGGGAACTGGGATTAAACGCGCCAAAGGCAGTGAACTTGAGATTTCAGACATTCTCACAAATGTTGTTGCTAACTATAAGTCCGCCATTGTCCGCGCAGAAAAGAATATCGTTGATAACTATACACTCCGGTTTGTCCGGGAGAACGAATACTTTGACGGTTTATTTGAAGAAATAAGGCCGCGCGCTATTGGCTTTCAATTTGACAAGGAAACTCCGCTAATAGAAAACATTACAGACCCGACCGTATTAGTTTTGAGAGAAAAAGGGAAGCCGGTATATTTAAAGATTAACGACCCTCAATTAGCTATGGCCTTGCGTGGCGTTAACCGGGCGAAACTCGACGAGATTATGCGGTTTGTAAAAATGTTTACGCGCCTATACTCAAGCCTAATGACAAGGTTCAATCCTGAATTTGCTATGCCAAACAAGATACGCGATATTCAAGAAGTATTGGTATATCTTGCGTCTAAGAAAGAAATGGGAGCTAAAGGAGCATTGCAGACAGCATTAAAGGATCCGCAGAGCATAAAGGATATAACGGATTATATAAGGGGTAAAGATACTCCCGGAGCAAGATTATACAAGCAAATGAAGATGGACGGCGGAACGACCGGCGGCATGGGGTTATCTACGCGTGATCAGTTAGAAATAGACCTGGACAATATTCGTCGGATTAACCGTAATGATCCTGCGAGAATAGCACAATCGCTATTAAAGGCCGTTGATAATTGGAACACTATATTTGAAGATTCTACCCGTTTATCGGTATATCGGCAAGCATTAGCGCAAGGGATTAGCCGCGAGAAGGCCGCCGTATTAGCGAAGGAAGCCTCTTTAAACTTTAATAAGATGGGTTGTGGTTCACCTATAACAAATGCGTTATGGATGTTTTCAAATGCGTCTATACAGGGTTCAGCAAAAATGCTTCGGTCTATGCGTAACCCTAAAGTGTTTGCCACAGTATTAACAATTCTTGCCGGGGCGGTATATGCCGTTTCTGAATATAACGATAAAATTGATAAGGATTGGCGTAAACGGGTAAGCAAATGGGATAGGCTTAACGGATTTAATGTGATGATTCCTACTACAAAAGGGATAAAGTATATAACTATTCCTATATCGTGGGGATTAAAACCGATAAAAGTTACACTGGATTATATAGATGACATGCGTTCTGGTGAAGCGACTAACATAAGTGACGCCGCAAGCGCGATATTTGCGTCTATCATAGACGCGTTCAATCCTACAGGTGGAACGGATGCAGTATCGGCGTTAATGCCTACAATCTTAGACCTGCCATCTGATATAGCTCGAAACAGATCGTGGAGTGGCGGTAAGATACGCCCCGATTGGGATGTAACGGCGCCTGCGTCAATAGAGTATTTTGATAGTTTGAAAGAAAAAGCGGCAGGGAAAACTTTTATTGATATGGCTCGATGGGCAGGGGATAGGGGAATTGAAATATCTCCGGCTGATATGAATTATGCTTTTGAGCAACTTATAGGTGGAACGGGGCGATTTTTAAGTAAGACCGTCAACACTGCGTTTGGTGTAGCAAAAGGACAGCCGGCTGTCAAAGAGATACCATTCGTAAGCAGGTTTTATAGGTCCATATCGCAAGAAGAAATAAAAGAGTATGGCGCAGACTATACAGAATTGCAGTTGCTTTTGAAGAATCAGGCGAAAGATAAGTTTTACCAACACCAACAGGCTGAACTTGCGTATGAATCATTAAGCAAGCTTTCGCCAAAAGACATGGAATTGAAAATTCGGAAAATTGCAGTATCTAACCGGCCTCTTGCCGACAAGATAGTAGACGTTATAAATGATAAGCGGAATAAATTGTCGTATAACGACAGATTGGTAAAGCAACTAGGCGTAGAGAACGGAGCGCGAGCAAAGTATCTGTACAGCAAAATTCAAAAATTACCTACGGACAACGAAAAACGGGCGTATATAAAAACCATGACGAAGAAAAACATAATGAGCAAAAACGTATTGAAACAGATAAAGTATTTGATGAAAAACAAGGTCAACGAAACCGATAGTAACGCTATGGATAAGATGTTCAGAAGGCGACACTTTCGATATAACGCACAGAAAACCGAAGGGGTGGTGGAATAATGCTATCGACTACGAACACCTATAACACGTTTACCGGGAATGGTATAATTCGTGACTTTACCTACACGTTTGAAATATTGACTGCGGACGGGGCCGATATTGAAATATGGATGACGTCGCCTACAGGCGTGGTGTCGCAAATAACGACATCCTATTCGATAGACGTTGACACTAAAACTGTCACATACCCCACGGTGGCGTCGCTCTTAAGCCCTATTAAAACCGGGTGGACCTTAAAACTTAAAAGGGTAGAGCCGCTCACACAAGATAAGAACTTGTCGCCACAGGGCAGTATAGACGCTGACGCTCTTGAGGCTGCTATGGATAAGCTAACGGCTATTGCTCAACAGGTTAAAGCAGACGTTGATACCGGCGTACCCGGTCCGACAGGGGCAACCGGGGAGAACGGGGCTATAGGAAATGCCGGTGACATTAACGCTCAAGACGAAAAGACGTCGTTTGCTGATAACGACATTATTCTTATAGAGGATTCAGCGGACGGGTGGGCTGAAAAAAAGGTTAAGAAGTCTAATCTAGGGATAGACGCTGTTTCTCTTGGTGGTAAGACCGTCGGAACGGCGGCTAACAACATATTGGCTCTTGATGGTGACGCGAAGCTTCCGGCTGTAGACGGAAGCCAATTAACAGGACTGCCTACACCAGACAGCGTTCCGTCTGGTGTAATTATGCCGTATGCCGGTGCGACCGCGCCGACCGGATACTTGTTATGTAATGGAGCTGCCGTTTCACTTACAACATATGCCGCATTATACGCCGTAATAGGGCACACCTATGCTGCGGATCCGGGTGGTGGCAATTTTACGCTTCCCGATTTAAGGGGTCGAATCCCGGTAGGGAAGTCAACGGATACTGAATTTGATACGCTTGGTGAAACCGGAGGAGAAAAGACACATCAA